GTGGCCGGCGACGAGTCAGTCGTCAAAGTCGAAGAGCTCCCGAAGACGTGGGGTCTCCTCATCGCGAAAGGCGGCAAACTAAAAACCGTTGTCGAAGCGCCGGCGAAAAAGGCTCATCCTGTCTCGCGCATTTTCATGATGGCGATTATTCGTCGCGTGTGCGAAGCGTATGTTCCGAAGGGTCAGCTCGACGCGCTTGTGACCGCCGAAGTCGCGAAGAAGATCGAAGACGCGGTCAGTAACGCCGCGTTCGGCCGTGAGCACCTCGCGACAGAGCTCAAGGAACTCCAAGAACGGATCAACGTCTTTGAGGCGAAGTCCGGAGTTAAGATCGATCGATGGGACAGCGAGAAGGTCGGCGAAGCTGTCGCGATCGTCAGGAAACACGGACCGGCCGCGATCATTGAGCAGTACGGTTACTTGGCGCGACGGATGAATGAGCTCGGAAAAGAACTCGCGGAAGCGACGGACGACGCCCGCGCCGCGCTCGATACGCTCAAGGTATGATCCCGCTCGCTATCTGCGTCGCGATCCTCGCGCTCATCTTCTGGGCCGCCAACCGTTACGATCGGAAAATCCACGTCCTCCATAAGTGGTACTCGCGCCACGACAAGATAAAGCTCGATGCCGAAGGAGTCGCGCTTATGATTAAATCCTGCGATCTTCTCATGGACGTTTACCCCGATCCTCAGAGCGACGAATACCGGACCGCGCTCGAATTAAAACTCCGACTCGAAAAGGCATCGCGATAATGAACGACGTTCTCAAGCGGCCGCTCGTCTTCGGCGACAAAGAGCAGATCGAGGCGATCCGCTTCGAAGAGGTCCGCGCTGAATTTAAAACCCTGCCGGTCTGTCTCCCTTGCAACGGAACCGGCGAGCACGAGTGCGACTGTCCGAACTGCGACGGCGATTGCGAGAAGTGCGGAGGAAGCGGCCGCGAGGTCGACGCTTACGAGGAGTTCCGAGCGCGTCACCCGCACACCGGATTCATGCTCGGGGAGTTAAAACGATGAAACAGAAAATTATCGTTAACGGTGGATTCTCCATCCCGAGCGGTCCGGGGATTGTAAAAGCCGATCGGTGGGGACCGTCGACTCGGAGCTGTCGCGTCTGCGGGTGTACCGATGACCGCGCTTGTTTTGGCGGTTGCTCTTGGGCTCCGTCTGACCTTTGCGATCGATGTTCCGATATACCACAATTCGACCGCGGGACAGACTACGCGAGGTGGTCCCGAAAGAGGCTAATCAACGAATGTCGAGCCCTAAGAAACGGACTCCATCGTCTCGGGAAGGAGGCGACGGAGATTCAAAACCAAAAGACGCGCCTCGAAGAGAGCATCCTCCGGTTCGTGTTATCCCGCTCACCGAGATTAAACCTGCCCCCTACAATCCGCGCACTATTAGCGAAGACGCCCTCAACGGTCTTGCCCAGTCTCTTGAACGGTTTGGCGTGGTCGAGCCCATCATCTGGAACGAACGGACGAAACATATCGTCGGTGGTCATCAACGGTTCGAAGTGCTTAAACAACGTGGCGATGTGGAAGCCCAAGTCATCGTCGTCACGCTCGACGACCTCGAAGAGAAAGCCCTCAACGTCACGCTCAATAACCCGAACGTCGCCGGCCATTTCACCGACAACCTCCAAGAGCTCCTCACGGCGATCAAGCTCGAAGACGAAACGCTCCTAGACAAACTCCGTCTCGACACGCTCCTCGTCGACTTCTCTCCGGTCGAGCTCGAAGGCTCGCAGGGCGCCCTCGATAAGAAAACCCTCGTCACCTGTCCATCGTGCGGTCATGAGTTCGAATCTTAAACTCGACTGGTGCTCTTACGCGGCCGCGAAGTTCGCGGTCCTTCATTACCACTACTCGAAACATATGCCCGATTCGAAATGCGTGAAGGTCGGCGTCTGGGAAGACGGGACGTTTATCGGAGCGGTCCTATTCAGCCGCGGCGTGAGTGGATCCGACCTCGCGAAGACGTACAAACTTAAGACGACGGAGATTTGCGAGCTGTCTCGCGTCGCGCTGAAAGCGCATAAAGCGCCGGTGACTCAGATCGTCGCGATCGCGATCCGGATGCTCCGGAAGTTTTGCCCTGGGCTCAAGCTCGTCATTTCTTACGCGGACGCGAATCAGGGACACGTCGGATCGATCTATCAGGCCGGCAACTGGATTTACACCGGAGAGAGCGCAAGCGTCCCGATCTATATCGGTAAGAGCGGCCGCGTGTACCACGACCGGTCCGTCTCGACGTCCGGAGTCAAAGAACATTACGGCCGGATGAGCTCATGCCCGAAGAAAAAAGATTTGACGATCGTGAAGCAAAAACCGAAGCACCGATATTTTTATCCGTTCGATGACGAGCTCCGGAAGAGGATCGTCGCGAAGCCGTACCCAAAAAAGATTTGCGGGGAAAGTGTTGTTAGTGACACGCCGGGCTTCCAGCTCGGAGAAGGCGGCGCAACTCCGACCTCCCCGCTCCACTCTTCGAGTAAAAGTTTGACCGGCGCAAAAAATTAAAGTCTAATCGCCTTCGCTCGGCCCTCGGTCCATCACATTTTTTCCCGACGGATCACCGCGAGCCGAGCAGCCGCTTTGATTTACCGTCGGGAAACTTTTTTACAGGAGGATTAAAACATGAAGCTGAGAAGCGACGAATGGCTCCGGCTTACCCCGGGAGACGACGGCGGCAAGCGCGTTCTCGACATTCGCATTTGGCGTCAGACGCCGACCGGTGGGATGCCAACAAATAAGACGCTCATGATCGAGACGAAACTGATTGTCCCGCTCATCATACAGTTACAGAAAGCGCACCAATTCGAAAGTAAAAAGGAAACCAGTACGACCGAAGTCGCTCGTGGCTAGAGTGGCTAGAGATCGCGAACTTACGAGGGAGGGGCCTATGTGCTCAGGGAAGATTTTCAAAGAGCTCAAAGATGAGCCGATACACGTTAAGATGGTGTCCATTGTTTTAGACCTCAGAGCAAACCTCAGACCGACGACGTGGAAGGGAATTCCAATCGGGCGCGGAGAAGTCATCACGTCATGGGGACACCTCGCGAAGCAAGCGAGTACGACGGTAAAGCTCGTCCGGTCCGCACTCAAGCGTTTAATCGAGCTCGACATTATAAAAGTCTCAAGCGAAGACCGGCGCTTCACGCGGATTTTGGTCCTGTCGATGGGCTCAGATTTAGGCTCAGATTCGGGCTCAGTTTCGGGCTCAACGAAAACAACTAAAAAACGCATCGAATCGAAAAAGACGGGCTCAGATTTAGGCTCAGTTTCGGGCTCAGATTCGGGCGACAGCAGTAGTGGTGTTGTTTCTGCCGTTAGACGTTCTTCTCCCGCCTTTGACGTTTCTCCCTCCGGTGTTTTAAATAAAGACAACGTCTCTTTGTCGGCTCGGAAGCCGACCGATCCTTCTTCGCTCGAAAAATTCAAGGACGACTTCAACCGGTACTGTCCGCGCCTCATCGCTTGCCGATCGCTGACGGATAAGCGTCGGAAGAAGATGCGATTAGAGATCGGCGCGTTTCCGGACCCGCTGTATTGGGACGAGGTTTTTCGTGTCGCGAATAAATCCGCGTTCATGGCCGGCGACAATGACCGACGGTGGAAAGCGAACTTTGATTTCATCCTCCGGTGTCACGTCGAGATCGTCGAGGGTAAATACTCAAAGCCGGCCGCGTTCTCGGCGTCTATGCCGCGTGAACTCGTCACCGCGAAAAAAGTCGAAGAGCAACGAGACCTCAGTCGCGCCGAAGTTATCGAAATGCACAGAGATACCGTGGCGACGGTGTATCGTGGAGTCTGTCGGACGAAAGACTGTCAGCTCTGCGAGCCGGCCGTGGCGGTCGCGGCCGAGCTTGAGGAGCTTCCGGTATGAGTTACGTCTGCGAACATTGTCACGATGACATCGAAGAGGATGACGGCGTTTTAATAATGCGACGCCCTGACCGCGAAGATATCGCGTGGCACGCGGATCAAGTCGAGTGCGCGGAAGCCGGCGCGGAAGAAATGACGACGATCGCGAGAACTCAAGAGGCGAAGAGAAAACCGGACGCGCCGCCGAAGCCTAACGCGGAAGAGCCGGCCGGCGATTCTGAATGACCACGCTTCAAATTCTTCTTAACGGCGATGGCGCTTGGCCGGACATGGTTCCGGAAAAAACGATCAAGGGAAATCTTGTCGGAGTCGCCGCGCTCGCGGCCGGCATGGAGACCGGACGTGCGAGCGTTTCGTTCCGCGTTGAACTTCCGGATGGACAGCTCGTCTTTTGCGAAACATCGATGCGATTGTTTTTGAACGCGGCGAATATCTTCCGGACAAAGTACGCGCACGAACTTGAAGGTCCCGCGTGAATTGTTTAAACGCGATGCTCTTCGCGATGCCTGCGACCGAACCGAATCCGATGGTGGGGCAATTCGGAAAAGGTCCGGAAGGAAAAAAATGCGGATCGTGCCGGCTCCTGATCGCTCGCCAATTCTCGCGGACGTATTACAAGTGCATGCTTCGCGGAGACACGCGAGGACCGGCAACGGATCACCGGAAGCGATGGACAGCTTGCGGCAAGTTCGTACCGGTTCCGGAGCTTGTCAAAGCCTCCTAGGATGCGCATCAAACGCCTAAAATCGACCTTTTCAGGGACCCGCGTCCGCTTAACGGACTGAAACACCCGAAACGCTGGAATCGCAAGGTAGACACCTTAAACGCGATCCTAGAAGACCTACTCAAAGACGCCCCCGCGTATATCGTCCATTAAACCCATCTTTATAGACGCTCTGTTTTGTACGTCCTTAACATCGCTTAACACCTAAAAATAGACCTTGAAAAGAGATATCTTCGGGGATATCCTATACATATAAGGAAGAGACAGTACGCCACGCCCTTAAGGAGGGACAGAGCGATGACAACCGGAACGAAGGTCTACAGGATTTCAGGATGCGGAGTGAGCTTGATTTGTGAAGAAGGACAGACCATGTTATGGTGGATTTCCTACATGATCGATCGCGGAGGAGCTCCGGAAATTCAGCGCATCGCGTCCGGAGTCACCCTACAGGAAGCCGCGTAAGTGAAAAAAGTTCGCGAGTATACAAAACGTTGTAACGTCATTCAAGACCCGATCGGGTCTTACCAAGGAGGCTACTAAGATGGCTCATGAAATCGACAGCATGTTTTACACGGGTGAAAAACCGTGGCACAAGCTCGGTAAGGAACTCGGGAAAGTCGCGACCGCGGCGGAAGCTCTCGCGGCGGCCGGTCTCGATTGGACGGTCTCGAAAAAGCCGCTCTACCTCATGGACGGAACCGAAGTTCCGGATCACTTCGCGATCGTCCGCGAAGACAAAAACGTCCCGCTCGGAGTCGTCGGGAACGTTTATCAACCTCTCCAAAACAAAGAAGCGTTTTCTTTCTTCGACGCTGTCGTCGGTTCGAAGGAAGCGATCTATCACACGGCGGGAAGTCTTCGAGACGGTCAATATGTGTGGATCCTCGCGAAGCTCCCGGGAACGATCCGCGTCGTTAAAGACGACCTGATCGAAAAATACTTACTCCTCACGAACGCGCACAACGGAATGAAAGCGGCGCGGATGCTGTTTACTCCGATCCGCGTCGTCTGCATGAATACGCACAACGTCGCGATCGCTCTCGCTGAGAGAGAGATTCAGAAAGCGAAAGAGGCCGGCGAGTCATTCACCGGCAACGCGACGATGAGACATACGACGAATCTCGGCGCGTCCGTCGCTCGCGTTCGTCAACAGCTCGGAATCGTCTCGATGCAATATCAGGTCTATGAGGAAGCGGCGAAACGTCTCGCGGCGACTCAGGTCACAATGGAAGCGTGGAAGTCCTACCTCATCAATGTCGGTATCAGACCGGACGATAAGAAGGACGCGAAGCTCTCGACAGCGACGCAGAAGATCGTCGACGAAGTCTCCGCGATGTTCGACAAGGGTCGCGGGAACGATCTTCCCGGCGTGAAGCATACCGCGTGGGGCGCGTTTAACGCGGTCGTCGAATACGTCGACTATAAACGCTCGTCCGAGAAGAATGACACGCGAGCGAAGTCGGTCCTCTTCGGATCGGGAGCCAACATGAAGCAGAAGGCTTGGGACGCGGCGCTGTCGCTCGCGGGCGGCGTTCGATGAGTCCGATTATCGATCATCCGATACTAACGCCGGCCGGCGTGACTGTCTTCGTCGGAGGTTGTAAGAGACGCGGAGAAGGTTCGCGATTCCGCGCGAAGGCCCATTCACATAACGATGAGCCGGTCGTCTGTTACCTGTCGACAAAATGGCTCGACTCTCGCGAGCTCGCGCTCCATGAACTCGCGCACATTAAAAGCGGAGCCGGACATACCGACAAATGGCGCAAGACGTTGATCGAGCTCGGGGGAACGCTTGACGAAGTTCCGGGGATTCTCCGGAGCTATCACAAGCGGTCGAGGGGGTCTCTATGAACATCCGAACCGTGTTGCTCCTCGCCGTCGCGACGTTAGCGACGGTGGGGTGCAGTAAAAAGGAAGACGCGCCGAAGCCGTATTATCCGCACGTCGCCGGCTCGTGGTCCGGAAACGGAACCGACGACGCGATTGGATACTTTAACTTCGGCGTCGACATGACGCAGTCGAGCGATCAAGCGGCCGGTACGTTTACGATGACCGGAGGGGTCGCGACGGTGAAGGGAGATTTTTCCGTCGTCTTCGGTCCTCAAGGGGGAAACAACGTCCGGTCGCTGACTTTGACGAGGCAGACATGGACCGTTAACGATCCGACGAACGCGAACCGCGTTTGTGCCGGTACGCTGACGGTCCGGTCCGGTTCGACGTTCATTACAGGATCGGCGGTCTCGTTTTACTACACGATGACCGACTGTCAGGGCGGGACGTGGACCGGTGGAGCGAACTTGCACAAAGACGCGGGAACAAACTAAGGAGGCTCATGTGGCGAAACCTAAATTGAAGACGTGGAATTGCGAAATGACGGAGCATATCTTCCACCAATGGACGGTCGAAGCTCGGACGAAAAAGGAAGCGGAAGAGCTCGCGCTTAACGGCTGTCCGAGCGATAAGTGCAACGGCGAATCGGACGAGCTGACGGTCGTCGATGAGAAGGACTTAGTCGATAGGAACGAAGTCCGGATGGTCCGCGACCTCATAGACCGCGTGGAGGTCGACTCATGAAACGACGAACTCATGACGCTGACGGTATGCCGGCGCGGCCGCCGCATAGATGCGCGGATTGCGCTCCGAAGCTGACGCCGGAAGATTGGGTCGAGATTTGGTCCGCGCTCGATTCTAAGTCGACTCAGTTAAGGAACGGTGACTATGGAGAATCCGACGAGGATTGTGACGTCGATGCGTGGGCTGACCACCTCGACCGGATCATGGAAAAGATCGGGGAAGACGGCGCGAAGATGTACCCCGAGAGGGAGGTTCCGGATGAGCGTCTACATAAAGCCCACAAAAGTTCGTCAGCGTTGTAAGGAGCTCGGCCGGCGCATGGGTCGAGGATTCGCGGCCGCGCTCGACCTGTACGTCGCGGAGAAGATCGAGGCCGCTTGTAAACAGCACAACGGAGGACGGATCACGCTCGACCGCGAACTCGCGGCGCTCGTCTTCGGGAAAATCCGGTGAGCAAAAAAGTCTATATCGGAGATAGCGTCTACGCGGAAATTCAACCGGCCGCGTTCTTAGGTTTCGAGCTCGTCCTAACAACCGAGAATGGATATCCGGACGATCCGCGAAACAGAATCGTACTGGGTCCGTCGGAATGGAGCTGTCTTTTTGAATTCGTCGAGAGCTTGAAAAAGAAAACGGAGGACGAATGAAAGAAGTCAACGGACGTTTCGAATATGAAGCGGAGAACGGGCGAGACGCGGCGTGTTGGGTCAGCGTTTACCGCGTCCTGTCCGGAGTCGTGCTCGTCCTTATGAGTCAGCTCGAAGACGGGTATCAAGGTCTCAGCGTAACGAACGGCGTCGAGACGATCGCGACGGAGGTCTGTAAAGAGTACGACCTCAAGCAGGCCGAGTGCGTCTTCGTCGAACATTACGACCACCGCGTCGACGAGTCGCGGAAGGTCGATAGTCTCATTCCGGATGAGAGCTTCGACTTCGTCGAGTTTAAGTGGGTCGCGGACCGCGCTTGCGCTCCTCGATGGCGCTCCGGAACGAAGGAAGAAGTCGAGAGACTCGTCGGAGAAAAATTGCCGTAAGTCCTTTTCCCCCGCCGCTCGCGTCATGAGCCCGGGCGTCGGGGATAAAGGGAAGCCGTTCATAGGAGGGGTCCATGAATGACACAAGGTCCGTCGAGGAAACAGAGAAGAGCCGTTTCTATCCGAACGAATTCAATTGGTGGGAAACGGAAACGCCCTGTAAGAAGTGTTTGCAACCGCTTCATATCGCGAGCGGACAGGAGTTCCCTTTCTGTCCTAACTGCGTCATCGATGCTCGGAACGCAAAGCGCGGCCGCGAGTCTCTTAACGCGCTGAGAGCTCGTCACGCGCTCAAGGTTGCGAAGGACCGGTACGCGGAAGAGGAAGCTCACCGGCAAGCTCGCGTAGAACACGCTCATGGATTCTGGGTCGAAGGGATGCCGCTTTAACAGCTCGGTCAAAATTGGGCCTTCCATCCCCTTTGTAAATTAGATATCTTAACGGATATCACTACCATGGAGAAGAAGGAGACCAAAGACAATGCCTTACACGCATATGTGGCGACGAGCTCCCGAGCTGTCACGCGAAGGATTCAAGCGAGCCGTCGAGGATATCAGGATACTTTTGGACCGCGCATCCGAGATGGGTCTCCGGATCGCCGGTCCTACCGGACATGGCAAGCCAGAAATTACGCCGAACACAATCGCGTTCAATGGCGATCGCGAATGTGGTCACCGATTCTTTGACTTCGGAGAACCTTGGCCGACCGGCGAAGCTGAGGGAGTGAGTAACGATAATCCGACAGCTCCGGAGCCGTATTGGAGCGGGGAACATTTGACGACGCGACATTGTCACGGAGGATCGTGCGCTCAAGGTCCGTTCGTTATCGACCGTCTTTTTATTGAGAGACATTGGACGCGAAGGGAAGAGAAGGGCTATTTCTGCAAGTGCGAGACTCAGTTTAAGCCGTATGACTTGATCGTCACGGCCGCGCTGATCCGCCTGAAGGAGCACCTTAACGATGAAATCTTCCTCAATTCCGACGGACGAGAACAAGCGTTCGAAGACGCGAAGCGCCTTTGTCGAGAACTCTTCGGATGGCCGCGTTACTTTGAATTGGAGCCTCAAGAGTCAGAGGTCGTCTAAGCCGAGACCGCACCCGCATTTCTGTTACGGATGCGGAAACGAGTGGTGGTGCTCGGACCGTCACGGCCGGCTCGTCATCATTCTGACGTGCGCGGAATGTCGAGACGTCAGACAGGAGGGGTCATGATATTGTGGGCCGCGTTACGAGAGATGGCGAAAGTCTTTAATAAAAGGCAATCTCCGACGACAATGTGCGGACCGTGTCGTCACTCCGACGATCATGAGACGCACAATCCGGAGTGCGCTTGCGCGTGTCATGAGGCTTGGAGGAAGCGTGTTTGACGTGGTGATGTTCCTCTTCCTCGCGGCCGGTTTTATTGTGGTCATCGTCGCGCTGTATCGATGGATGCGAAGTGAAGTGTAAGAAATTAAAGATACTCGCGATGATATCGCTATGCTACAAATACTCGCGAAAGCAGGGAGGATAAACGATGGCACTTTCAAGCGGAATGGGATTACGGCGCGGTCTTGGGATTCCTCTCAGACTGACGACTCCGGAAAAAAAGAAGCTCAAAAAGCTCGCGGACGCTGTCGGTCTATCGATGGCTGAGTACGTGCGCTGTAAGACCTTCGATATCCCGTTTCAGATGATCGGCGGCAAGGAAACAAAGCCGGCTCAAGCCACGTCCTAACCCTGCGTTTTCGGGAGGGGGAAATTTTTATTCATCGGCACGATCCAATCGCTACGCCGATTCAGGTAGAGGCCGGCTTCCGTAAGGAGAATCTTCCACGCGGAGGCTGGTCTTTTTTATGCCGGTCCTTCCTCTGGGCTTGCGAGTGCGGTCAGCTCTTCGCACAGCCATATGAAAACACCGAGAAGCTCGTCGAAATAGTCGGCATTGAATGAGCTCGCTTCCGATTTTAAAGCTCGCGCTCCGAAGTCAGGAGTCGCTTATCCTCATCATGAACGACGTTATGGCGAAGCGTGTCGCTGTCGCTTGGAAGATTTACCGGCCGGCCTTTAAAGAACCGGCCGCGAAGTCCGGAGAAGACGCATACGATTCGATCGCCCGATTCTGGGAAGGGGTCGGCGCGATCAATTTCGATCGGCTCGCAGAGATTGCCGGTCTTCCTGTTACGAAGGTGACGAAAGCGTTCGCGAGACTCAAAGCCGCGAATCTCATTTGGCCGGACGGAACCATGTCGGACGAAGCGCGAAAAATTATCGTCGGAGACATCAACGTCTATTTGATGCCGATGATTCCGAAAACGCCGGCCGCTCCAAAGAGTGAAAAGGGGAAGACCGATGACGGAAAGCGAACGAGCACGGAAAACCAAAAGGCTGATAGAAAGTCTCGAAGCTCTAAAGCTCGCGTGTAAACAGACGGACGCGATCGCCGGCGAGCTCGGAGACGTTCTGCGCGAGGAGTTAAGTAATGGCGAAGTTCACGATCAAGGGAAGACTCCCGTCAGCCAATGAACTTCTCCGGTGGGACCGGATTGTCGGCCGCAACGGACCGGGGAAGTTTTACGGATCGAAGAAGAGACGCGGACTCAAGCTCGTCGTCGCCGGCTATATCTGGGAAGCGAACTTTCCGAAGTTCTCCGGACCTGTCGACATCTCAATTCTTTGGGTCGAAGCGAACGCTCGCCGCGACTATGACAATATCGCGAGCGGGATTAAGTTCATTCTCGACGCGCTTGTGGCGACGGAAAAGATCGGAGGGGATTCGAGGAAGTGGATTCCGCAACCGGTACAGCATCACTTCCATGTGGACAAAGTGGATCCACGAATAGAGGTAACGATCAATGAACACCAAGGCGTACCCAGACCCGAGCTGTCACGGACCGCATAAGCCGCGGCAACGGTTGGTCCGGTGGATGCACTCGAAGGACTGTATCGAAGCGTACCCCACCAGAAACAAATACCGCGAAGCAGAGCTAAATCTTCCAGAAGACGCGACGATCGTCGAACGCGGCCGCGCTGTCGGCGCGATCTAAGCGTAAGAAAATAGACGAGCAGAAAAGCACCTGATCCGTTTAAACTTTGCGTGTGCGACGGCTTACTCACGCTGAGAAAATATATCTGTTCGTTGCCGTCGTGGTAGCGTCTGCTCTTCTCACTCTTTTCGCCGGCCGGTGGTGGCGTTGATAGTCAAGCTCGGCGAGACGTTGAAGTGGAAGAGCTATAAGCGCCGGACTCACTTCGTGAAAGCGATTCAGATGAAGGAAGATTTTCTCTATGAGACAGAGCGCGGGTGGGTCCAAGGTCACAAGGGTCAATGGCTCGTCGAGTCCGAAGAGCGCGTCCGACATGCTTACGACCATCCCGCTTTTTTGAGAGTCCACCGAGCGGCCAATGTGGGAAGGAGGAAGTCCGAAGAATGAATGACGGAAGAGCCTTGACGGATGAGGATTTCGAATCTATCCAAAAAGACTTCTGTCGCGGACTTTCGAACGACAAAGACATTCACCGGCTTTTCGAGACGATTTACGTCCAGCGTCGAGTCCTCCGAGAATTATTCAATCTATTTAAGCAGGAGCCCCTTCGTCGTGTATCCACAGCCGACCCCATCCATAATTCTACTCTTGCTCACTTTAAAGAACTGGTTTCAATGGAAGACACCCGTACACTCGACTAAGGAGGAACAAAAACATGCTGATGCTGACAGTCGTAAAGGTCATTCTGATCGTGGCCGTATTGCTCGGACTTGTAAACTGGCTCGCGGGAAAGTTTCCTGCGTTTCTCGACGGAACGGTGATAAAAATCCTGAATGCGTTTGTGATAGTGGTTCTGGTGTTGTGGATTTGTCAGCTCTTCCTGCCGATCGAGGCGGTCTCGCATCTTCGCGTCGTTAACTGACATCACGGAGGTCGACGCGAGACTCGGACTCGTCGTCTTCCTCGTTATTCTGATTCTGATATTTTGGTGGGCGAAGACCTAACGCCGAATCCGAACTTCGCGAAGAACTCCTCTGCCGTAGGTGAGGCGTTCCATTGACGCCACGCTTCGAGTTCCCAAGGGAACCCGAGTCCGAGACGTTCGCGGTTCCCGTGACTTCCTTTTTGCATGAGCGTGTAGAGGATCGCCGTAAAGTTTGTCGCGTCCGGTCCGTGAACTTGCCAGTAGTAAAGCTCTTTGACCGCTCGCGTCAGGTTCGCGAGCTCGATCGCGCACTCGCTACAGATGCCAGGACCGCCACATCGAGCGACCGGTCCGTAAGGGAGCGGCCGTACCCATCCGTGTCCGATCGCGTCAGTCATGCGCGGGACTCCTCGTCTTCTATATTGATGTTCTCCTTCGTCGGCGCATAGTTGAATCCGGTCAGCTTCACCATTTGAACGACGTCGACTAGATGCGCGGCCATGTGTTCGACCTCTCCGGCTGAGAAGTCGCAACCGACTTGAGCGAAGCCGGCCGACAGCGTGACGCGGAACTTCTCCGCTCCGAGCGGTTCGACCTTTAAGCCTTTCGGGAAACGATTTGCCGGTCCTTTGCGTATGAAGCTCATGCGATCACCTCGATTCCCATGACGCAGAGGTTCGGTCTCATCGCAGAGCCAGGAACCTCCGAGCCGTGAGTGATATGGGCGACCTTCGCGGTACAGGTCTTACCGGAATACGCGGCCGTGTTAGGGTTCCACTCTTGAAGAATCAGCTCGTCGCCGACTTTGAAGCCGCGATCGTTTACGCGGACCTCGTACTTCTTGGCTCCGGAGAGGACGTCCCCGAAGAACTCGGGCCAGATTTTAAGCTCATGTTTAGTGACCATCGGCGCCCTCTTTCTCCGGTCTCATAAGAATACGGCCGTCGTCCGCGATCCTCATCGCCTGTTTTGCCGGCAAACCGTACTTCTCGCGGATATAGGCCCAATGCTCGGTCTTCGCCGCGATCGCGTTCGCCTTTACCGCGTCGAGCTTTGAGAGAAGGACTTCGATATCCGATCGCGCCTTCGCGAGGTCCGCGACATGAGCCTTGCGCTTGAGTATGTCCTCCTGTCCGAGTCTCGCGACTTGGATCCACTTCGACCCGTTGTCACCCTCGTCGTGGTCACAGTCGCCGGTATGAATCTCGATGACGTGCGCTTCTTCTAACAGCTTTTTAAGAATCTCTGGCAGTTCCATCGGTAAGCCTCCTTTTATATTCTCGCGCTCGCATCGCGGTTAGAACCTTTGTCGGCCGAGCGCCGCCGCAATGCCGGCATATCTCGATCGGGTCGTCTTCCTCGATCGTGACCGGCCGCTTCGAGCAACAGCACGTCTTTAGTGTCATCGCGGCGATCATTTCTTTTTCTTATTCTGGTGAGCCGCGATTACTTCGTCGGCCGCTTTCTGCGCGGACTGACCGCCGTGAACGAATCTCTCGATCGAGGTCTCCGGAGCTCCGGACCGGATAATCGCGCCGAGCTCATTGACAACGGCCGTTCCGATCGCTTTAAGTTCCTTGTCGGTCATCTTGCGACAGAGCTTCGCGTCTACCGGTTCGCGGACTTGCCACCCGGGACGTCCGTTCGTGATTAGCTGAATGAGAACTTCCTGTTTTGCCATACTGCCTCCTTAGTCTCCGTAGCGGCCGCTCTTCGCGAGCTGACCTCTTCCGTTGCAAACGTATCCTTCAACTGACCCGCAAAGCCGAAAGCCTCGCTCAATGAGAGCGTTTGTAGTGGTCCGGTATCCCACAAAGAACCTCGCGGGGTCTCCGTACCGCTTCGGCGGTTCAACCAACCAACACCATCCTTCGTTTGCCTTGTAGCGGCCGCGAATTGTGTCACGGAGAAGTGCTCGCGGACAGTCCGCTTTCCCATCCCAGAGCTCACAGCGAAGAAGTCCGAACGGTTTTGCGGTCATCCGTGAGCGCACCCTTTCCATTTGTCATGAAGGTCCGGAACGATGACGACGCGAACGACTCTTAAGCGTTTTGAGTTTTGGTCTCGCTTCCACCGTTGCGCGATGGGCTTCGTTCGATGGATGCTCAAACAGGAAAAGAATGGTCCGGCCGTGACAACACCCCATCGCCAGTCGAAGCGGCGCAATTCCCATCGCTTAAGCCTCAAGCCACACTCCTGTCGAACTCTTCCTTATATAGTGCGAAAACAAGCCTCCGACGGGTGTCCACAAAACACTTGTTCGGTGGAGCCTTTCCAAGCGACACTTGCTCCGTCGACGCCTCAAGCGACATTTGGTATAGGTTTTGTGGACGATTCGTTTAAAATCTTCCCGATGACCGACTTCGAGATGCTCACTTCTTTGCGCGGACCGTACTTTCCGGAAGCGCGGACCCACTTGATTTGTGCGGCGATCGCGCTGTAGGACTGACCGGCCGCGTGGAGTTCGCGAATCCTTGTCTTTACCTCTTGAGGTAGGGTTGGACGTCCGAGCGTCTTTCCGGAAGCCTTCACGCGGCGGAGTCCGCTAAAGACGCGCTCGCGGATCATCTCGCGCTCAAACTCAGCCATGCCGGCGATGACGTGGAACATCAAGCGTCCCTGCGATGTGCTCGTATCGATGTTCTGCTTGTAGGAAATGAAATCGACTTTCAGCTCGCGGAGCTCATCGAGAGTGAGGACGAGATGCTTCATACTTCTCGCGAAGCGATCGAGCGCCCAGACGAGGAGCGCGTCGAACTTGTGGCGACGGATGAGATCCATCATATCGTTCAAGCGCGGCCGGTCATCCTTAGCGCCGCTGATACCCTCATCGATGAATGTTTCCTTGATCGTCCAACCGCGCTGTTTACAGAAACCTTCGAGGTCGAGGATTTGGTTCTCGGCTGTTTGGTCGTTCGTTGAGACTCGCGCATAGATCGCGACGCGCTTCTTAATCGCTTGATCCACCGAGTCTCCTATAGCCATGCAAAGCCGCCATTGAAGTGAACATGAACCGTCCGGTCGCCGTGGCCGTCCCGACTCCTTCGGAAATGACGAAGAAGCTCGCGCCTCTATCTCTGAGCTCCTTCTCTGTAAGATACAGATCGAGCGGCGGAAATTGCCCTTCGATTACAGGGAAGGAAGAAAAAGAGGGAACAACAACGACGTCGACAAGGCGCTTCTTCGCGAGGTCGATCGCGTCGTCCCATACTGTCGTTTCGGTGAGAAAGATAAAGTTACGGACCGCGCACTGGCGTTTAAGTTCTTGAAGTCGCCGACGGTCTTCTTCTCGGTAGTAAAGGACAGCTCTAATTGATTGACCTTGCGGAACGGAATTGGTTTGGTCGATGGGTATCGACGAACGAGAAGACGTCGGAGCTGACGCCAATTCCTCGCGGTCGTCCTTTGGATCGACAGAGTTTCGAGATAGGTCATTCATATCGGTAGCCTCCGGTCTTCCCTTGCCTGATAGATATCAGAGCGGATATCATAGTAAATCCGCGTTTGCTGTCCACAAAAAAAACGGGTATAGTTTTGTGGACTTACTCGGGGAGGGGGGCCTTTTGCCGGAAGTCAGAAACGCTCGGATCATTACGAAAGCAATTATAGCGGCGATCTTGCGCGGACTCCGCGCCGGTAAGTCGCCGAAAGAGATAGCCCAACTGACCGGAGAAACGTGGATCAACGTTCAAGTCATCATCCACCGATACCGCGACGTTCATGACGTGTTTGTGAAGACCTACCATCTGAGAAACCCTCACCGAGAAGCGGTCCCACCGAAGATGGCGAACTCCCTCCGCGAAGTGTAAGAAACCAGTAGCACCCTTTTTCCCGCTCGTGGGATATCCTCATGGGCGTAATGAGTTCAACCGCGACAGCGATCCTTGAGCACAAAAAACAACCATTCCTAAAAGCGTTTCTCCGCTTCGGCAAAGTCGCGCCGGCCGCTCGCATCGTCCGCGTGTCACGCGACGCGATCTATGATTGGCGACGTGATGACCCTGATTTCCGTCGACAATTCAACCTCGCGAAGAAAAACAAATTTGATTCGCACACCTCTCAGCTCGCAGAGTGTTTAGAATTTTTCCTCTCCGTAGTGAAACCGATCATTCCCTCTGACCTCTACCCCCGCGTCGTCGCGGCGACGAACCTCACGCTCACGCAACGAAAATTTAAAGACGGTTCGGGCTCCACGGCTCGCACCGCTTCGCGAAAGGTACGGTTCCCGTCGTTCGACGTTCACCCCGAGTCGGCTAACTCGGTGAGCGGCGGGAACCAAGGACAGACAGGGAAGAATGGACCTATCACCTAAAGAGCGCCGCTTCGTATCGGAGTACCTCAAAGACCAAAACGCGACCGCCGCCGCGAAACGAGCCGGTTATTCGACCAAAACAGCACAACCGCAAGGCTCACGCCTGTTATCAAAAGTTATGGTTCGGAGCGCAGTAGACGCCGCGCTCAAGCGTATAGAAGCGAAGTCCGAGCTCACCACCGAACTTGTCAGAGCCAAAGTCCTCGCCATGCTCACCTTCGATCCTCGAAAAGCCTTTAACACCGACGGAACAATGAAGGACGTCAATCAGATGCCCGATGACGTCATCGTCGCTCTTGCCGGTATCGACCTCGATGACAGCGCCGGCGAAGTGAAGAAGATCAAATTCACGGACCGCTTGCGAGCCGCCGAGCTCGCCGCGAAGATTTTAGGGATGCTCAAGCTCGAAGTCACCGGCAAAGACGGACGGCCGCTTGTCACGGTGACATCGCAGATTGACTTCTCGGGGCTGACACGCGATGAGCTTAGAGGTTTAGCTCGGATGCGGACCGGCCATGCCAACGGCGCTCAAAAAGTCTAGGTCAGACGACGAGCTCTTTGAAATAGAACGCCAGTCGCGCTTGAAGGAAGCGCGTCTATGTGCGAAGGAGAAAGACATTCTCGGGTGGGGCGAGGCGCTCTTCTCCGAAAAGTTCGGACTCCCTTTCTGTCCGGAGCTTCACGGTTATTTCGTGAGCATCCGATCGGAAGAGTTCACGAACACCGAAGCTCCTCGATATCACTCGAAGACGACGATCAAGTGCTTTTTGATCCCGCTCTTTCAAGCTCTCGAAGAGCCCGAGACGTTCCGGCACTACCTGAACGTGCAAGCGACCGACGAAAAGGCGCTTGAGGTAAACCGAGCGATCAAATGCGAGCTCGAATCAAACGAGCTCCTCATCGCGATGTACGGCGACATGATCGGCGACCGGTGGACGGATCAACGCTTCGTCCTGAGTAACGGAGTCATCTTCTCCGCGATCGGGGCCGGCAAGAGCATCCGAGGGATCAACTATCGGAACGTCAGACCCGATTACATTATCGTGGACGATTTATACGACGAGGACGACATCTTCTCGTCGACGATGACGAAGAAAAAGAACGCATGGTTTTGGGGCTCTCTGTATCAAGCGCGTTCGAAGTCACGGAGGACGTCGATCCATTTTCAAGGGACCGCGATCAATACAGATGACCTCCTCGAAGAATTGAAAAAGAAAGCGGGAGTGAAATCGCGGAGCTTCGCCGCCGTCAAGGATTGGGACAAGGGAACGATTTTATGGCCGACAGAGCACAACACGTTCGACAAATTGAAGAAGGACAAAGTCCTCATGGGACCGCTTATCTTCGCTCGCGAAATGCAGAACGAACGCATGGACGAGACGACCACCGTTTTAAAGCGGACATACTGGCGTTTCTACAAGGCGTTACCGTCGGGCTTCGATATCGTCGTCACGTCGTGGGACATGACTTTCAAAGAGACGAAGGCGGGCTCGTTTGTTGTGGGCCAGTGTTGGGCGCGGCGCGGTGGGGATTTTTACCTATTGCCGATCATGATTCGTGGACGGATGGACTTCCTCGAAGCTCTCGAAGGAGTCAAAAATCTGGCGCGTCAATATCCGTTCGCGGTTGGTCACCTAGTGGAAGACAAGGCGAACGGACCGGCCGTCATATCGATGCTCACGAAGACCATCCCGGGTCTCGTACCGATTTTGCCTCACGGGACGAAGGTCGCGAGAGCGGTAGCGGTAACGCCTCCGCTCGCGGCCGGCAACGTCTACATACCGGACCCCGAGATCGCGCCGTGGGTCACGGACTTTGTGGAAGAGTGCGCGAAATTTCGGGGATCAGACAATGAGGTTAACGATCAAGTCGACACGGCCACTCAAGCGATCCTTTACCTCTTACAGACGCGCTATCCGGTTCTCGGCGAAGACGAGTTCGAAAACTTCGTCGATGACGGGGGAGACGCGGGGGGATTTACTGAATGATTAAACTCATCAAGTCCATCTATCAGCGCAAGCTCGCCGAAGAAGTCAACCTCACTACAGCCCTCAAGTCCGAGACGCGGATCATGAAGGAAGCCTCTCAGCTTGTCACCGATCGGCCCGACAAAGACGGTTGGGCTCGGATGTTCCAAGCGAACGACCAAGAGAAGGGCATGGTTCAATCGACTCAGCTCGAAATGATCCGGAAGGCTCGCGAGTTCGCCCGCTTCGATCCGAACGCTCGCGCCGCGCTGTCAACGCTTTTGAATTACGTCATGGGTCGCGGTATCTCGATCACTCCGAAGGCCGACGATCCGATGGTGTGGTACGTGTGGCGTGAGTTTTGGACCGCACAGCGTAACAAGATGGACCTCAAGCAATTCGAGATCATCTTCCGATCGCTCCGTGACGGCGAGCTCTTTATCGAGTTCTTTGACGAAGCGCCGGCCGAGGAAGGATCGACCGAGAAGAAGAAGACGGGGAAAGCGACGGTCCGCTTCGTGGATCCACTTCTCGTCCGCGCCAAGGACGAAAACAATACGAGCGCCACCTCTCAGACGATCAATAACGGAATCGTCACCGATCCGAACGACGTCGAGAAGGTCATTAAATACACCGTCCAGAACCGAACGAACCCGCAGGATTTTAGAGACGTCCCCGCCGAGAAGATGCTCCACATAAAGATCAACGTCGACAGCGACCAAAAGCGCGGAGAGACTCAGCTCCTTTCGATTATGGAGATGATTAAACACTACCAACAATGGCTCTTGAACCGCATCCTCCTCAATAAAATGCGGTCCGCGATCGTTCTCGTAAAGAAGATCACCGGTACGGCCGCCGAAGTCGCTTCGATGGCCGCGACCTTGCCGACAGCGCGTAACCCCGCGACCGAATCGAAGAAGCAAAACATTCGCGGAGGAACGATCATTACGGCCGGTCCTGGCGTCGAGTACGAAATGATTAACGCCAATATCAACGCGAACGACGTGAAGGAAGACGGCCGGAACATCAAGCTCAATATGGCGGCCGGCACGAACCTTCCGGAGTACGTCTTCGGAGACGCTTCGAACGCGAATTACTCCTCTTCCCTTATAGCGGAGTCGCCCTTCGTGAAAGCGATTCAGTATTGGCAGGTCTTCTACCAGTTCTACTTCGCCCAGATATACCGGATGGTCATTCAGATCGCCGTCGATGGTGGCGTCCTCGAAGCTCCTAGCGACGATGAATTTATCAATCAGCTTAAGACAGTCCGGACCATGCAGGAAGCCGGCAATCCGTTCGCCAAGAAGAAGGACGCCGCGGCCGATCCGAACGCCGATCCTAACGCGGACCCGAAGCCCGACGACGCTAACCCCGACGAGAAGAATCCGGCCGACACGCGCTCCGAGAAACAAAAGGCTATGGCCGAGCTCATGCCGAACGGAAAGATGGAGACACCGACGGAGACCTTCTTCGGATGCGATATGCAATGGCCCGAGATCGTCCACCGCGATATGAAGCTCCACACGGACGCGCTCACGGAAGCGAGACAAAACGGTTGGATCGCTGACAGTACCGCTTGCTCCGCGCTCGGCTTCGATTACGGCGAGGAAGTCCGGAAGCAACGGCAGATCGAGGAAGAAGCCGCGCAAGTCGGAAACCCTCTTCTCGGTAAACAGGCCGGCGATATCAGCGACGACGGAAACATGGACGCGGAGATGCAGGACGCGCTCAATTCAATGTCTCCGGAAGACCGCAATCAGGTTATGAACGCGAAGAGTCCGCAGGACGTTTTCAAGATCATGCAAAAAGTTAAAGCGGCCGGCGCGAAGCCCGCCGACGACGCAGGGGGGGAATAGTCATGGAAATGTCTCTAGCGAAATCAAGCGACGTCTCTCGGGCGAGCGACGCTCACTATCAGCTCGACAACGAAATCAGCTCTCACGTCCGGAACATGACGCTCGCCGGCAAGCGGAAGCTCGCCGATCAGATGGCGAACCACGTCGCGGCCGCAGAGAAGGAAGCCAAACAGAGATGATCCGAGTGCTCTTCATCCACGTCGAGCTCGCTTACCTTCGGGTGCTTAATTGGCTATCCGACGTCAAAATCGCGAGGCTAAATCGACAGACGGCCAAACTTGTAGCGGAGCGCGACGAGTCACGCGCCGAGCTTATCCGTCTTGGTGGAGCGCGATGGGTTATTGAGCAGGACGAGAAAATGGATAAAGCCGCATGATCCTGTCCGAAGCCACTAAAGCAGAGCTCGTCAAGAAATCGACCGCGATCATCGCGGAGCGCGTTCGTATTGAGCGCGTCGAGTTCTTCAAGCGTATTTCGACCGCCGAGAAATCGCTCCGCGCCATGCTCGACCACTACACGGAGAAAATCACGTCCGAGGTTGAAGACAAAGGGCATACCCCTAAAAACGCGAAGCGAATCTCGGCGGTCATCCATAACGAATCGATGAACCTCCGAGCGTCCCTCCGGATTTGGATCAGAGCGGCGATCCGCGACAGCGCGAAGATGGGATTCCGTCATATCGGCGACGCGCTCCTTCCGATCTTTAAAGCGAACCGCAAGACGATGGAGCAGACGCTTCTCGTCGAACGTGCTCTCTATGAAGCGTGGGTCGACCGAACGCTCTTAGAAGACAAGCTCACCTTTGGAGTGAACGCCACGCTCGCCGGCACAGCCGGCACATTACAGTCCGCGCTCTATACGAAGAAGTGGCTCGATAAGACAGCGCAGATCATCAAGAAAGTCGCGCAAGGAAGTCTCGCCGGTCGAGGGAAGATCGGCGGGTACACGCCCTCTGCTCGCGTCTGGGATTACACCTCGCGAGCGGAGCAGGACATCAAGCGTATCGTCGCTAACGGTATGGCGAACGGAGAAAATCCGTCGGTGATGGCTCGGAGGATCAGGAAATACGTTTCGCCGGCTCTCCAAGACGCTTCCGATTTAGGCGTCGAGCCAGGTCAAGGCGTCTATCGGAGCCCCTACAAAAACGCGATGCGTCTCGCTCGCACAGAAATGAACCGGACTTACGTCAAGGCTCAAGTCGCGTTCGCGAAAGATAAGCCGTGGATCGATGGGATGGATATCACGCTCTCGCGAGTTCACGCGGAAGAGGACGAATGCGACGACCTCGCCGCAGGCGGTCCGTACACGCCGGCCGAAGTCGATGAGCTCATCCCTGCTCACCCGCATTGCATGTGTCGAGGAACGCCGAGGATTGACCCGAAATATCTAGGCGACGATTCAGAGGAGGAATAAATGTCGACAGCGAAAAAGCACAGCCCCGCTCATAAAGAGAAATCGGAACCGAAGCACAAGGAAGCCGAGGAGACAGCGCCGGAAGCGGCCGCTCCGGAGCCCAAGCCCGAAGTGAAAGCGCCTAAAGGCCGTGTGCTGACGGAAGAGGTCACGCCCGCGAAGGAAGGATTCAACCGCGCCGGCGTCCACGTTTTAGATTGCGTCCGAGCCGCGCTTGAGCGCGGGAAGGAAAACGGAATCACGCTCGACGACATCGATGCGATGGCGAAGGTCGCGGAGGAGCTCGAAGGCTTCCTACCGGAGATCAATGCCCTGTTTCCGAAGAAGGAGAAAGCGTCATGAGCGTAAAACCGAAAAACCAGACGATCGATATGACGTCGGAGCTTAACGAGGCTATGTCCTCGACGAAGATCAACCGCGAGAGCGGCGTCCTCGAAGGCGTTTTGATTCTGACCGGAGACAAGATCAGCCGGAATAAAACGCTCTACACGAAAAAGGCTTTAAGCGAGGCCGTCTTGCGCTATGAGGGCGCGAAGATGTACCTCGACCACCCGAAGAACGGAGAGACCGTGAGGTCTGTCCGCGATTACGGCGGGACCTATAGAAACGTCAGGTTGGAGGAGGGGAAGTTCTTACGAGCTGACCTTCATCTAATCCCGAACGAAGGAGTACGCAACACAGTCATTCCGATCGCAGAGTCGAAGCCGGCCGGCGCGGGATTGTCGATCAGAGATCGCGGACACGGACGCGAGGAGAACGGTGTATTCCTCGTCGAAGGATTCGCGGGGAAAGTGCCGTTCTCGATTGACCTAGTCATGGAGGCGTCGGTCAACGAGACGCTATACGAATCCAATCAAGGAGGGGAAGACGAAATGGACCTATCAAAGCTAACACTCGAAGAACTTCTGAAAGATTGCCCCGTCTTGGTCGAAAGCATCCGTTCGACCGAGCGCACAGCAGTTTTGACGGAGCTCCAAGAGAAGATCAAAGCAGGAGAGGACGCGCCGAAGATTCAAGCGAAGGCCAAGAAAATGTTGGTGCTCGCGGAATCCGGATTGCCGAAGGAAGTCATCGAGAAGATTCGACCGATCGTCGAGTCTGACGCGGTGACGCCGGAAGCGGCCGAGGCGATGGTGAAAATGCAAAAGGACATTTTGGAGACGGTGAAAATCGTTACCAAAACGAAGGAGCCGGTCGTTACCGGACACGGCGCTTCTACAAAAGAAACCGAAGTAACCGAAGGCGCACTTCCTACAGAGGAAGAGCTGACCGTCGCGTTGCTCGGATAAGGGAGGGCAATCATCATGGCAGACTTCGCAGGAGCATTGTGGGTTAGAGGTGAGGAGACGATTCAATCCCTTCCGGCGCTATCCGGATCGACGATTGAAATCGGCGACTTGCTGAAAATCTCGGGCAGTACGGTTGAACGGGTAGGCGCGACCACCGACAACCTAGTTTTCATCGGCGTCGCGAAAGAGGCTCACGCCTCGACGGAAGCACAGCGAAACATCAGCGTTGCCATTCGTAACGGGCAAGCTGTCTACAAGATCGGACTCGACGCGGCCGCGACCGTTGTCGTCGGTGCGAACTTGCAGATGTATACCACGACACCTCATCAAGTGTTGACACCGTCTGACACGGACGCGGTGGCGATGGCGGCGCAATGTGTAGCGAGTGCGACTTCTCTCGAAGTCATCTTCTCGCTACCTTACAAAACTGGCGGGCCTAGACTCGTCGGCGACGCATCTTAAGGAGGGGATTGAACATGGAACGAAACATCGTCGAACTAGTAGAGGCGTATGAGAAGAAGTTCAACCCTTCTGATACGTCGAAAGGACGCGCAATCGCTCACCGAGAAGTCGGTAAAGCGGTTCGTGGCCTGTTGGACTCGAAGAAAATCTTGCCTACCGGCATTAACCTTCGTGCGCTGTACGAGTCCTTGGTCGTCGATCAAGAGCTCGAAGAAAACCTCACGTCGTCCGCGTTTCCGAACATCGCGGGTCAACTCATCTCGAAAGTGATGATTGACGGATACGAACAGTTCCCGAAGGAGCATGAGCGGCTCGTCCGCACAGTTCCGTCGAAGCTGAAAGTATCACGCATCGTCGGATGGAGTGCTCTGGGAGCCGTGGGTCTCGTAACTGAGAAACAGGACTACCCCGAAATCACGCCGCCAGATGAAAAGTACCAGACGGTAAACAACTACAAGTACGGAGGCAAAATCTCGCTGACGAAGGAAGACATTTTCTTCGATCAAACCGGCGAGCTTATGAACCGTGCTCGTCAGATCGGCGAACGCGCTCAGCAGAAACGAGCGAGCCTTATCTTCGCCGCCGTCATCGACTCGGCTTCACTAGCCTTGTCGGGTGGTGCTCTGTATTCGGCGTCCGCTCCGTATCTCAACCTCAAAACGAGCAACCCGCTCGGGACCGACGGTTGGGAAGCGGCAGACAAGGCGCTCACCGACAAAGTCGATGAGCAAGGGGAACCCATCTGGGTTATGGGCGATCGGCCGATTCTTCTCGTCGGAAGTGCGCTTAAGTCCTTGGCCCTCAAGATGCAAAAGAACGAGTACGGTCCAAACGGAACCGCGAACCTCGACGTCAATCTCGCGAGAGATCAGTTCGACGTCATCGTCAATCCCTACGGGATGGGCGTGTCAACCGACTGGTTCTACGGTTCTCCTCAACGGCAGTTCCGTTGGGAAGAAGTTTGGCCGTTCGAAGTCTTTACTCGCGTGGGTCAGGACACCGAAGAGGGCTTCAACGCCGACGTCATTCAGCAGTTCAAGGCTTCCTTCTATGGTGGAGCCGGAGCCGCGGACTGGCGTTACTTCATCAAGAACCAAGCCTAAAAAGGAGGCAGCACACATGAGCAAACTCATGAAGAATTATCTGCTCGCCTTCCTTCTGGCCTTTGTTTCCGTCGAGGTTGTTTACGCGGCGGCGACAAAGTTCACGGACCTTCAATGCACGAACTTGAATGTCACCGGAACGCTGACGAACGCGGGGTGCTCTTGCACCAACACGTCGTTTGCGACAACGGTGACGTTCACGAACGGCTTGACGTCGTCTACAGGCACATTTACCGGCGGATCGGTAAGCGTGTCTTCGGCGACGACCTCCACCGACAAGCTGTATTTTGCCGGTGCGTTCGCGACGTTGCCAACGACGGGGTACAACCGTGGAACGCTCGCCGTTCAAACGTCAGATATGAAGCTGTATATATCGACGGAAACCGTGAGTGTGGCAGGGTCTTGGAAGTCGGTCGGATCGCAGTAAATTAAAAGGCGCGGCCGGATGGGGCTTGTGGACTCGAAATCCATAGCCCTGTCCGGCTATTCGCGCTTCTATAGGGAGGCTCCAATGTTTAAAAGATTTTTGCTCTCACTCATCGCGCTCGTCGCGGTGACTCAGCTCGCACACGCGGTCGACACGGTTACGACAGCCACGATCCGGAACACGTCCGGACGTTATGCCTTCCTCTTTGGTGGCGCATCCGACGGTACAGGGGAAAGCGCGGTCGTTAAAGTTTCAACGGCGGCGCTCTCCGGAACACCGACGAACCTCATGATTACGAAGCTGAAATGGTCGACGATCGGAGAGAGCGTCTCGGTTCTTTTCGATGCCGATACTGACGATCGCGTCGCGATTCTGACCGGCAACGGTGAGATCGATGAGTCCGGTAACGGACCGATCAAAGACCCTCGGTCAACCGGACACACCGGCAATATTCTGTTTACGACAAACCCTTCCACGTCGACGATAAAAGGTAGCTACACCATCTACATGGAACTCAAGTCGGTGAACTAATGGCGCTCACGGCGGCGGCTCTTGATGCACAGCTCACAGTTATACAGGCCGCGATTACGGCCGCGATCGCTAACCCCGCGCCGAATTGGTCTGTCGGGTCCGTCAAGTTCAACCAAACGGAGTACCTCCAATTCCTCTACAAGCAACAGGACAGCTTGATCGAACAGCTCCGGTCCTTCCCTTGCGAGTCGATCGATACTGTCCAAAACGGCGTCGGTCCTCTCGGTACTGACGGCGGGGAATATCTCGGAGAGGATTTGTAATGGCATACCCCCCGCTCGCGGCGATGCGGACACAGATCGACGCCCAGATCACGGCGTGGGGGGTTCTTTGCGACGTCCTCCGGTTCGCTCAGACGGCCGATAACACCGGACGGAAGACCGGAGCGTGGGCCTCTCTGTCGGTTAGCGAGAAGATGTGGATCCAGCCTTTTACCGGCCGCTTCGCGGGTGGGTCGAACATCGCGCCGGCCGGCC